CCTAATTTGATTGACAACATGAGAGCGGCGCGAGGTTAATATGGCTGTATTGAATAAAAACGTAGGTCTGGTCGAAAAAGACATTTCGGCTCAGAACACATTTAGCGATGGCTTGTATGTCGAGGGCGACTTTAGCTTTTCGATCTCTGGCACATTTGTCGGCACGGTAACAGTGCAGCGCAGCTTTGACGCTGGCGCTACTTGGCGCGATGTTGACACATTCACTGCGCCAACTGAGACAGCCGGTTACGATGGCGAGCCTATTGTGGTTTACCGCGCTGGCATCAAGACCGGCGATTACACCAGCGGAACAGCGTCAATTCGGATCGGTCGTTAATGGCTTCTCCGGCTTGGACACGCAAGGCGGGTAAAAACCCGAAGGGCGGTCTGAATGAGGCCGGTCGGCGTTCTGCCAAGGCGCAGGGCATGAACTTGAAAGCGCCAGTCAAGTCGGGCGATAATCCGCGCCGCGCCTCTTTCTTGGCGCGTATGGGCGGGATGCCGGGGCCAGAATATAAGAATGGCGAGCCAACGCGCCTGCTCTTGTCACTCCGCGCTTGGGGCGCGAGTTCCAAGGCAGACGCGAAAAAGAAGGCCGCAGCCATAAGCAAAAGGAACCAAGCTAGTGCATAGTGTTGAGCAAATCCTAAAGCGGCACGATGCCGCGCAGCGCCGCAAAGATAACTGGCGTCAGATTTACGAAGATTGTTACGAGTTCGCGCTGCCGCAGCGCAATCTCTATGATGGCTATTACGAGGGCGGCGGCGCACCCGGCCAAAACAAAATGGTGCGCGTTTTCGACAGTACCGCCATCAACGCCACGCAGCGCTTTGCCAACCGCATCCAGTCTGGCTTATTCCCGCCATACGGCCAATGGTGCCGCTTGGAGCCGGGGCCAGAAATTCCAGACGAGCGCAAGCTAGAGGCGCAGATGGCGCTGGATATGTATAACGACAAGATGTTCAGCGTGTTGCGCCAGTCTAACTTTGATCTGGCTATGGGCGAGTTCCTGCTTGATCTGGCTGTCGGCACTGCCGTTATGCTGATCCAGCCCGGCGATGACCTGACGCCTATTCGCTTTACTGCCGTGCCGCAATATTTGGTGAGCATCGAGGAAGGCGCACACGGCAAGGTCGATAATGTTTACCGGCGTATGCGCTTGAAGGGCGAGGCCATCAAGCAGCATTGGTCTGACGCTGACATTCCAGAGCGGATGCAGCGCATGATTGACGAGAAGCCGACAGAAGAAATCGAGCTTGTCGAGGCTACACTTTATGACCCAGATCAGGGCGATTTCTGCTATCACGTCATCTGGGCAGAGGGTAAGGCCGAGCTATTGATGCGGCGCATGAAATCATCGCCTTGGATCGTGGCGCGTTACATGAAAGTGGCCGGTGAGGTTTACGGTCGCGGGCCGCTGGTGACAGCTATCCCAGACATTAAAACGCTGAATAAGACGCTTGAGTTGCTATTGAAGAACGCCAGCTTGTCTATTGCCGGTGTTTACACGGCGGCTGACGATGGCGTTCTAAACCCGCAGACAATCCGCATTGCGCCGGGGGCCATTATCCCAGTGGCGCGTAATGGCGGGCCGTCAGGTGAGAGCCTGCGGATGCTGCCGCGCTCTGGTGATTTCAATGTGTCTCAGATCATTATCAACGATCTGCGCATGAATATTAAAAAGATTATGCTCGATGACACATTGCCGCCCGACAATATGAGCGCGAGGTCTGCGACAGAGATTGCCGAGCGTATGAAGGAACTGGCGCAGAACCTCGGCTCCGCTTTTGGTCGCTTGATTACTGAGACTATGGTGCCGATGATTGGCCGCATCCTTTATGTTATGGATGAGCGCGGTATGATCGAGATGCCACTGCGCGTCAATGGCCTTGAGGTTAAGGTTACGCCAATCAGCCCGATTGCGCAGGCGCAAAATATGGGCGACATTGAGAAGATTATGCAGTGGGTGCAAATGTCATCAGCGCTTGGCCCAGAGGGTCAGATGGCAGTCAAGACTGGCAGCATTGCAGATTATGTAGCTGACAAGCTCGGTGTGCCAGCCGAATTGCGCACAACTCCAATGGAGCGTGAGCAGATTATGGAACAGGCCGCACAAATGGCACAGATGGCGGCAGAGCAAGGGGCGTTGCCAGACGGCGGCGAACAGTAAATGAACCCAGACGGTTGGGAAGGCCTACATTCTGTAGAGCCTGATTTTAAGGAACAGGTAGATAAGGATGACGTTGATCGTCTTTATCTGCGCGTCTTTGGCAGTGACGATGGGCAAAAGCTGCTCACCCATCTGCGTTCTATGACAATAGAACAGCCTACTTGGTATCCCGGCGAGGAAGCAAGTCACGGCTATGCTAGAGAAGGCCAGAATAGTCTGGTCAGAGAAATTGAGCGGCGTATGAAAAGAGCGAGATCACTATGAATGAAACCGATGGACTGTTGGCCCAAGCTCAAATAGAGAGCGAGGATAACCAGCAGCAGGAAGAACAAACAATTTCACATCAACTGCCGGACACAGAGCCATCACTTGATGATGTGACTGTAGCCAAAGAGGGTGAGGAGGTTGAGCTTTCAAAACCAGATTGGTATCCCGATAAATTTTGGAATGAGGAAGAAGGGCCAGAACTTGAAAAACTTGTTAAATCTTACAATGAAATTGTAAAAAAGTTTTCGCAAGGTAAGCACAAGGTTCCAGAACAGTATGACGATACTATTTTAAAAAATGCGGGGATTCCTGAAGATGATGAGCTTGCAGACTTTGTTAAATCGTGGTCGAAGGAAAATGGCGTTAGCCAATCTGCATTTGAGGATTTGGCTTCTAAGTTTGTTAATATGTCTCAGCTTGAAGCTGAACAAGGCAAAATTTCGTTTGAAGAAGAATATAAAAAACTAGGCAACAACGCTGATGTAATTATTAAAGAGGCCACGGACTTTGGTCAGAGCATGATCAGAAAGGGCCAATGGTCAGAAGAAGATTTTGAGGAGTATAAGCTAACGTGTGGTACAGCCCAAGGCATCCGCATGATGCGATCATTAAGAAACTTTTTGGGTGACAAGCCAATTCCTGTTGATGTTGGGCCAATTGACGGCGTTCCCTCTAAAGATGAGCTGATGGCGATGGTTGCAAAACCTGAATATCAGACTGACCCAGCTTTCCGCATGAAAGTTGAAAAATGGTTTGAGCAAAGATTTCCAGAGGATGCGCAACCTAGTTTTTAATGTAAATGCGGCAGTTGTTTACAACTGTCGTATTTTTCTATAAAATCACCTTGACAGACAATCGGCTTTCGACCTGTTAAAAAACGCTTGGGGGCGTAGCGTATATGCCCAAGCCGCAGCCCGAAAGGATACCTGCTAGGCGTCAAATCGTGTTTTAACTTTTACAAAGGAACTAGGAAAATGGCAGTAGGCATTTCCAACGCTTTTGTGCAGTTGTTCGATGCCGAGGTTAAGCAGGCATACCAAGCGTCACGCGCTTTGGCTGGCTTGACCCGCGAGCGGGCAAATGTCGAAGGCAATCAGGTGAAGTTTCCGAAGATCGGAAAAGGCACCGCAACAGTTCGCGTTCCGCAGACTGATGTAACTCCATTGAATGTGACTTACTCACAGGTCACAGCCACAATGTCAGATTACATTGCTGCTGAATACTCAGATATCTTCTCACAGCAGAAGGTGAACTTTGACGAGCGCCGTGAATTGGTGCAAGTCGTTGGTGCCGCTATCGGTCGCCGGATGGATCAGTTGACCATTGATGCCCTTACAGCATCAGGCACATCACTGACTGTTGCGACATCAATCGGTGGTGCTGGTACAAACATGAACATTGAGAAGCTGATTGAAGCTAAGAAGCTGCTCGATGCCGGTAACGTACCAATGGAAGGGCGTTGTATGCTCATCCACGCCAACACCCTTGCTGGCCTTTTGGGTGAAACTCAGGTTACCAGTGCAGACTTTGCATCTGTAAAGGCTCTTGTGCAGGGTGACATTGACACCTTTATGGGCTTCAAGTTCGTGACACTTGGTGATCGTGACGAAGGCGGCTTGCCGCTTCCATCAACCCGCACTTGCTTTGCGTTCCATCGCGATGCAGTCGGCGTTGGTATCGGCATGAACCAAAAGTCTGAGATCAACTACGTCCCAGAAAAGACATCGTTCCTTGTGTCTTCAATGTTCTCCGCAGGCGCGGTTGCCATTGATGCCGAAGGTATCGTTGCCATTTCTTGTACTGAGTAGAAAGGAGATTAACTAATGGCTTTCTCTTCAGCAGGATGGAATGTTATCGGCGCAGCCAAAAAAGGCAACGCCCCTAGCATGTACACTTACACATCAGCAGACGTGATTGCGACTGTGAACACCGAAGGTTATTTCAATGACCTGTCAGATACTCTGGCAGTCGGCGATGTGATCTTTGTTCACGACAGCGCGACACCAACAATGTCAATTGTTATGGTTGCATCAAACACTTCTGGTGTTGTTGACGTTACCGATGGTACAGCCATCGCAATGGGTGACGCAGACTAATCTAAGTGGAGCCGGGTAACCGGCTCCCTTTCCTTATTCTTGGAGTAGCTCGATGGCGGCTGGTGACACCAAACTATCAATATGTTCTGAAGCACTAATTATGCTTGGGGCGGCTCCGCTTTCATCATTTGCCGATGGCACTGATGAGGCACAGGTC